ATGGTGCTTTGCGAAGGCGGGGCTTTTAACCACTAAATTTAATTAGAAAGATGAATGATATATTTAACGAGAATGTTCCTTTGAAAACGGAAACCCCCGCTTTTGCAAAGCACGTGTTACCAGCAGTGCCTTCTTCGGAGGTTTATTTAGAAGATTGTGTAAAGGCATTAAAACGCTATGCAGATAACTATTTTGATTTGGCAATAGTTGACCCGCCTTATGGGAATATTGATGCAATAGGATTGATTGATAATAAGAAGAAAGGAAAACAAGCCACCAAAAGAACAAACTATAAACTGTTTGAAAATATTGCACCTGATGACGAATACTACTGCGAATTAGCAAGGGTTTCTAAAAATCAAATCGTTTGGGGTGGAAACTTTTTAGGGCTTTGCGGTGGCGTAATTGTGTGGCAAAAAAACGGAACTGCATTTGGCGAAGCAGAGGTTGCAATTTGCTCAACTCATAAAAGCGTAAAGGTTTTTGAATATACTTGGAATGGTATGATACAGCAAAATATGAAGGATAAAGAAATTAGAATACACCCAACTCAAAAACCTGTGGCACTTTATGAATGGATTTTGGCAAATTACGCAAAGCCAAATGATTTGATTTTAGATACCCATTTAGGAAGTGGAAGCAGTAGGATTGCAGCGTATAAAGGCGGGTTCAACTTTGTAGGATTTGAAATAGACCAAGAATATTATGAGAAACAAGAAAAGCGTTTTAATGACTTTAAATCACAATTGCGGTTGTTTTAGCAGTGTCGGTTCTGGCATTGCTGGTAACGTACCGAGGCTAAAAGCAGTTGCCTTTAATACTGCTCAAAATTTGCACCATGCTTGATGGCAATTGCTTTTAGCCTTTGTTATAAGCTGACGGTTACGAATGTTACTATGAAAAATTAATTTAAAAAAAACAAGTATATGAAAACAGAAAAAATAAAACAAACTTGCCAAAACTGTAAACATTGGAAAAATAAACAATCGGAGTTAGAATATTGTGAAAACTCAGGAATCTGCACAAGTTTCAAATTGAAGTTTACTACTACTAATTATCAATCGGCTTATTTATTAGATAGAAATAATAGACATGAGGTAAAATATAAAGGGGTTCAAAGATTTGAAAATACATCTAATGAAGTTCCTTTTGGTAAAGTAGAAAGAAGCCAATATTGTTTAGTTACTGATAGTGATTTTGGTTGTATAAATTTTAGCAAAACTGTTTCAAAGTAGCTACCGTTTGCTTATAACTGGTTGCGTATATGGAAAGTAGCGTATTAAAGCACGAAATTAGTAAACAGTAAATAAGTAGATTTAAAGAACAATAATTTATAAACAAACGCAAACCTAGCTATTTTTTATATACGGTGTTATCTACTGGTTTCTGGTTTGCAAATGTTAAAAATAAGCAAATACTTAAAATAATTCTTTTTTTAGTTGTGTATTAATAAATTTATACTTATATTTGTATAACAATAACAAACAAAGATAGAAGTTATGAAAAATATTTTTTTAAATACAACGGAAGGAAACTTAAAAACTAAAGATGGTGAAGAATTAACATTTAGAGTTTACTCTGATGGTTGGGTAAAAATAGAAGGTTTAAATATGAGAGAAGATTTTAATAATGTAAATGACGCTTTTAAATATATACAATCTAAAAAAATATCATAATGACAATTAAACAACTAAAAAAAGAATTACAGCTATCAAATAACAAAATAGCTGGATTCTTCGATTTAGCACCGACCTCATTTGCAAATAGTACTGCAAAAAGTAGATATGAAAATGCCTTGTGTAAATTCTATGAGTTTGTGAAAAATCACGAACCCAAAGAAACTGGTAGATAACGTCCTGTGGCTTTGTCTTGTTGCCGAAAATACAAGACTAACTTTAAATTAAACACAAATGTCAGAAAGTACAAAAACAACATCAAATGAAGCCGAAAACGGCAATAAGTCAAAACCACTGTTATGTGATGCTTTTATTGATGCTTTACCACATACAGATGAAAAGATAATTGATAAATACACTAAACAAATATCAACTGAATTATATAATTTATCAAAAGAACTTGAAGCAAATGGAGATACAAATGCACACGTAAACGCAAGATGTGAAATAAATAAAAAGTATGGCAAGTTTTGGCGAGAAAGATTAAATATGAAAAAGATTTATAATTCAAAAAATCCTTTTGGTAAAATGTCGTACTACTAAAGTATCACATAACGGTTGGTGGCTTGGCGAAGTACCGCCTTGCAGAGTGTTCAAATTTAGTACAAAGGCTTATGGCGGTATTTTGCCAAACCACTGTTATAAGCCGTTTTTCTTCACAAATCTTAATTAAAATGAAACAAATTACAGAAAAAGAAATCGCAAAACAAATTACTGAATTGATTAACAGAAATGTAAATCAATTAAAACACGATGATGAAAAATGGAAAAACCAATATGATTCGGTTCTTGAAGAACTTGAATCTGAAATAAGAAGTACAGAAGAACTTATTGAAGATTTTACTGAATCTAAGTTATCATTTAACAAAATAGAACAAGAAGGATATTTAAGATGCCTTAGAACTATGGTTAACCGTTTTCGTGATTGGGAACGTTGGTCTTGAAATGGCTTATAACTAGCGCACAGGACTGATAAATTGAGTCCTATACACCCAAATCAACAAAAAAGGATGATAGAGCAAGTCAAAACCGAAATAATTAACTTAAAATAAAATAAAGATGGAATTGAAATTAGAACATTTAGCTGGGTATTTATCAAGTGCTTGTGCGTATTTTTTAGATATTGAAGATACTGAATAACAAACCCCACAGTAAACAAACAACTTAAAGAAAATAGATGAAAGCAATTTTAGCAATTTTAGCATTATTCTCGGTTTACTACATTTACAAATATTGTAGATCACTTTGGAAAGATTTTCATAATGCTAAAGATAGGTACGAGTAATAATTGGCGAATTTGTTAAATTTACCCAAGAAAAACCTATGATTTCCCAAGAACAATTCACATCGGCAATAGATTCAATGAGATTGCAGAAATATAATGATAAAAAGAACGGTCAATTGCTTCAAGAGGCGTTTTCAATAAACGAATTTCCGATATTTCACAATGACAAATTGGTCAATACGATAATAGACTTATTGAGTATTTGGTTTGACAGAGAAGAATTGGTAAATTACTGCATTCATTGTAACTTTGGGAAAATCGGACCTGAATCTGAATGGGAAACTCCTGAAATGCTATACTCACGACTTAAAAATAAATAATGATACCACCACTTACTTTAAAATGCCTTTGGGTCCCTGATGATGTCGCCGAAGAATCTGAATTAACCAATTTGCCAATTTCTGACGATGACATTGTAGAGAAAGAAATCACTTTTTACGTCATTGAACACGTGAGATATAATTCCGATCAAAACTGCACAATTGTTTCAGGTGGATTTGAATATTTAGTAAATGAAACTTACGAATCGGTGAATGCTAAAATTGCACAAAGAATGACTTTTAAATTTAATTAAGAATGACAGACCAAGAAAAACTAGACGATTTATTAGCCAAAAGAACAAGACTTATGCTCAAAGGCTCGAATGACGAAAAATTAAACGACAAAATTCGCGAATTGCAAAAAATAATCAGAGATGGCAGAAGATAAACAAGACGGAAGAAAGAACAACGGAAGATTTGCCGGTACAACGAAAAACAAAATTCAAGGCAAACTTGCTGAGAAAAAAGACAATTTTGGAAGCGCCAAGCAAAAGAAAAATAGGTTCCAAACCGAATCTATGGAGGAATTTCTAAAAATTCGTGATGGAGAAACTTTCGAACAATGGAACAAGCGTACTTCTCCAAAAAGAATTCACGGGAACACCAAAAATAACAATTTAAAAATCGCTGCGCGCGGAAAGGTAGTAATTGACCGAGAGCGATTGACGGGAATGGCCAAAGAAAAGCAAGTTCGCATTCGACATAAATTTATCGAGCGACCTTATGATTTCTTGGAAAACTACGCGTTCATTATGCGTTGGGCAAGTATTCGCTACGGAATCTCAAAAGACGACATAGAAATAGCTTTTTTCTTCTATGGCAAAGGAATGTTCACAAGAGACGAATTCACGCGCGTATGCGTTCAATTAGGAACCGTAAAAGGCGTTTGGGCAAGATTTGTAAGTAAACCTTATATTACTTCGGCAGTATTAGTTACAAAGGACAATGTAGTTAAGGAAATGGAGTATTACCAACTTACTGCGGAATTTTCTAGGTTATTATTGGCGGTTTATGGCGGATTGTCCAAAGTAAATAAGCTAACTTTGACAATTAGATCATCTGCTCAATACAAAAGAAACGTAGTTCACAAAGAGTTGAATGATTTTTTAGAGCAACTAAATCGAGAAGTAGACGAAACGATAAAAGGAGAATTGACTCCGCATTTTGAAAAGAAAACCGAAGAGTAAACCGAGGTAGCCGAAAATCGTAATTAGAGTAGGCAAAATTTTAAATTCAAATTATTATGAACAAAAGTGATTTAATCAAATCTGTTGCTGAAGAAACAGGTGTAACTCAAGAAGTAGCGAAAAAAGTGTTGAACGCTGGATTTGCGACTATTGAAAAGGTGACTATGGAAAGTGGTCGTGTGGCAATTGCCGAATTTGGAGTATTTAAAAAGCATGAATCCGCTGCGAGAACAGGTCGGAATCCTCAAACGGGCGCTTCTATGGAAATTCCTGCGAGAACAACGATGAAGTTTAAACCTTCAAAAGCGTAAATAGAATATTACTGAATAATTGAAAGCAAAAACCCGATACATTAGCATCGGGTTTTTTTTATTGTTGTTCTTGAAAGTTTTTGGCTTCTTCGGAATTGACGTATGCTTGAACTTCTGGTTCTCGCAAACTCACGCCACAATACATCAATGTTTTTGTCAAAAAAGGAATCAATAAACTTTCGTGCAAATCAATGTCTTGCAAATCACTCGCACTTGGATTGTAAATTGGATTTCCTGCAACTATATTAAAGGTCCATTTTGGAGCAAGTGGAGTTCGCAAATAGAAAAGTTCTAAGGAATACCCACTCGGGACTAAAGGGAACGTTTTGAATTTATTTCCAATTTTTTCATAAACGGGAAACATTAAACTTGGATTGGTCATGTCTGAATTTACAAGCACGTTCAATTGGCGTTTTGATACCAATTCAACATCGACTTTCTTCTCAGTAGCAGTTTCTACCAAAGACAAGTTCTCTACACGGTACAAATTGTTATTTGTGAACGACCATGTTTCGGTTGGCGCATCAAAGACAAATTCGCCTGGCGACGAGTAGGTTGCAAAGTGATCGATTTGTTCTTGAATGTTCTTAGGTATATCTCCATACTCCAAACCCGTCAATCTTTTATTTTGCTTATTGATAAACTGATTGTACTGATAAAATAAATTTTCGTAGACATCTCTTTGCGCAAGGTTACAAAAAATGTCAAATTCGCTTGCGCCAATGTACCCCAAATTTGACTTGTTCATTATAAACAAAACTGAATTCCGTATGAAGTTTATGCTAATTGCCATGGTCTTAAATTTTTATCAAAGATAAAAAAAAAGCACCTACTATAAGTAAGTGCTTCAATTTTATGTTCGAATTTGCTAATTAATCAATCAGAACGAGGTCCGAATAAAATAATGTCGTATACTCAACCGCATCTCTAGTAAGCGGATTTGCTTTGTATTTGTCGTAAATTACGGTATCTCCGAGTTTCACATCGTCTTTTGGGCATTCTGTCCCGATTGAAACCACAATTCCTTTACGATACTTCTCGTTTTTGTCAACGCTAGAGGAAATATCTAATCCGCTTGAAGTTTCATTGACGTTTTCAATTTCTTTTAGCACAACTACAAAATTTAGCGCTTTGCCATTAAAACTTTCTACGATTTTTTTAGTTTTTGTATCCATTAGATAACTCTTTTATTCGTTAATACCGCATCCGTCATAAGCATTGTATTACTTGCGGAAACAGCGTTAATCAAGGCGTGTTTGATTGCTTTTGTCGAATCCACAATTCCCGCGTCAAACATATTTACTTCTCGGAAATTTTTTACGTCGTAGCCAAAATTTTCTTTTTTGAAAAAATCAGTATTAATTTTCATAGCATCTACAGAAGCATTTTCTAAAAGTTTAATAAAAGGCGCTTTTAATGGATTTTTTACAATATCAGCTATACCTAAAAACAAGGAAGCGCCCATCAAAGCAACTCCGCCGCCCGCCATAACACCTTCTTCTTTTGCAGAACGAACAGCAAAAACCGCATCTTCCACGCGATCCATTTTTTCTTGCAATTCACTTTCGATAATTGAACCAATTTTAACAACAGAAATCCCACCAACCAATTTAGAAATTCTTTCGCGCAAATACTTTTCTTCAACTTGGCTTTTGGTAGTTGCAATCGTTTCTTTTATTTCAGCAATTTTGCCATCGACAATTTTTTGAATGTAATCATTTTTTACGGGAGTGATAATAGTATCGGCTTTCCCAACAATAATTTTTTCACACGTTCCGATAAATTCACCTTCTCGACCTTCAAAATTATCGCCCGACAAAGTAGTAATTGGTTGAGTTCCCAAAATACACGCAAGGTCATTTATAGAATCAAGGCGTTTTTTGCCAACGCCCGGACAATGAACAACGCAAAACGGAACGCCTTTCTGCATTACATTTTGAAGCACTACATCTCTAACAGCAGGCGCGCAATCGGCAATTATTACAAGTTGCTTTTTGTTTTCGTGCGCATATTTCATAAATGGCAATACTTGTTTTACCGTTTTGAATTCAATAGTAGAACAAACTACAAGCGGACTGTCGTCAAAAACACAAGTTCGATCGGAGAAAACATTGACAAATCTTTCGTCGCTATATCCCGCTTCTACAAGTGTGCCATCGATAAATTCTAGGTATGATTCGTCGGTATTGCTTCGCGCGTGAGATACAGAACCGTCGGCTCCCGCTTTAATGTATGCTTCACTTACGATTTTGGCAATTTCAACATCACCATTGGCAGACGTTAAGGCTACATCGTAAATTAATTTGTCGGTAATCGGGGTTGATATTTTATCCAAATGCGCCAATATCAAATCTCTTGATTCTTCAATTTCTCGTTTCACATCAATTGGCGATTTCCCATTTTTTACCGCTTCAACTGAATTTTTGAAAAACGAATAAAGCAAAATGATAGTGTTTGTAGTTGAATCACCTGAGAACTTCATAGTCTTCTCGCTCGCTTCTTTGGCGATTTCCAAAGCGATATTTTCTACGGGGTCTTCTAAGAAAATTGATTGAAGTGTTTTGTAACCATCTTTGGTCGGTTCGGCTTTCCCATAGTCAGATTCGATAAGAACTGTTCTTCCACGATAACCATAAGTAGAAGAAACTACATCTGAAGCCTTTTTAAGACCTGATAACAATAAGTCTTTTGCATCATCACCAGAGATAATGTCTTTTAAAATTCTTTCACTCATAATTTAAGATTTTGATTAAATTTAAAGGACAAATTTACCATTTTGAAATTTCATAACCAAATCTTTATACACTATCAATTTTAATTATT